GAAAGAATTATTCTCTAAACGGACTGAATACAAAAATGAAATGATGAAATATAAGAAAAAGAAAGAGAAAATATTAATAGAAATAGAAAAAAGAGGATTAAAACATCATCTTCTATCATAAAAAAGATGGAGGATATTCCACATAATATTTTAGAAACACATAATATATGGAAGGATTATAATGTATGAAGAATTAAATGATGTTGAATTATTAGCTTTATATGAAAAAGCATCATATAATGAAACGCAATTACATAATGAACAGTTAGCAGTAAAAATCCTAGCAAATTCCTTTAATATTAGAGGCTTTATATAGTAATATATAAATGAAAATCTGGTGAATTGCTGGAAACTCCTGATAATAGGACAATCAGCAGCCAAGCTTGAAAGAGAAGGTTCAACGACTATTCCGCAAGGAAGTACACTTAAGTAAGTGGAAGCGCCAGACATCCATATGGATGATGATATAGTCTGCTCTTTATGGTAACATAAAGCTGGATGTTATTCCGGGTAAAAACTAACGATTTTTATTGAACATAAGGTTATGGTGGGTTGGCTAACAAATACTCAAGATGGTTTAACAATGATATCGCTGAAAGCATTACTATTAGTGGTCAACTTGCAACAAAATGGGTGGAAGTGGAAGTAAATGGATATTTGAATAAAATACTAAAGACAACTGATTTTGACTATATTATTGGTTGTGACACAGATTCGGTTGTTGGTGATACTACTATTAATGTAAATGGTATAGATACCACTATATCTGAATATTTTGAAGATATGAAGGACTATATTAAATGTGATAAATTTAATGAAAACTATATCAAAGAAGGAGATAAGTCGTTAACTCCTTCTATTAATAAGATTAGTGGTAATATTGAATATAAACCAATTAAATATGTAATGAAACATAAAGTTAAAAAGGAGATGTATAGAATAACTAATAACAGAGGTGAAAGTGTCACAGTGACAGAAGACCATTCTGTAATAGTAAAAGATAAAAAAAGTGGTAAAATATTAGAGATATCACCAAAAAAAATTAATATAGAGAACCATAGAATCATAAATATAATAGGTACTGATACAGATTCATAAGGGTTCGATAGTGAAATCAATAAAAGAAAAACTAAATAATTATATTTTTCCTATAATATATGATGATGATAATATAGATATAGAATTTATATATTCGAGAAGACACACAAAAGGATTTAAAAATGTTATAAAATATAATAAACCTGATACGATATCAGGTTTGTATGATATTCTATATAAAATAATGATTATGGGTTCTGCAATGTTATTAGAAAAGTATATATTGATGTATGGTGATAATTTAGGAGAAATTAGATATAATAAGTCATGTGCTGGATCGTCTATAACACTTGATAATATGGTTTCTAAATATGGTGTTATAGATGGAACTAAAAAATTCAATATATATAGAAATAGACAATCGTATAGTAATTCATATGAATATAAATTTGAAAAATATGGTATGTCTAAAGAAGAATATAATTCTTATAATAAATCAAGAGCTGTAACACTTGATAATATGGTTTCTAGACATGGTGTTATAGATGGAACTAAAAAATTCAATATATATAGAAATAGACAATCTTATACTAACTCAGAGGAATATCTTGGTAAAGAAAAATATAAAGAAGTTAATAGTAAAAAAGCTAATACTATTGAAAATTTTATTACACGATATGGTAAAGAAGTGGGAATATCAAAATTTGAAAAATATATCAATAAAATGCCATGTGGATATTCCAAAATAAGCCAAGAATTATTTTGGAATATCCTAGATAAAACTGATATATTTTCAGATGCTTATTTTGCTGAAAGAAATAATGAATATGGTGTTATGGATATAGTAAATAATAGATATTTTAAATATGATTTCGTATCTATTAATATGAATATTGTTATAGAATTTCAGGGTGATCATTATCATGGTAATCCTAAGATGTATAAACCATACGATTATTTATGTGGTAAAGGCTGTACTAATATAATAGCGAAAGATAAATGGATATATGATAAACAAAAAGAAGACCTGATAAAAGAGAAACGGGGTTTTGAAACTATATTTGTTTGGGAATCTGATTATCGTGATGATAAAGATTTTATGGTAAAGAGGATAATTGATTATGTTAAAAATAGAATTTGATGATGATTATGTGATTGAATCATTAGGTATACAAGAAATAGATGTGTATGATATCGAAGTTGAAGATAATCATAATTTTTTTGGTAATAATATATGTGTTCATAATTCGATTTATGTGAATGTAGAGGGTATTGTTGATAAAATCTATCCGGGATCAGACCCTAACAATGATGAAGATAGATCAAAGATAACTGATATGTTAACAGAATTTGCTAAAACATTAGAAGAAAAAGCAATTAGTGTAGCACTAGAGAAAATGTATAAGACTACAAATGCATATGATCCATGCCTTAATATGAAAGTTGAAGCTATTGGACAAGGTGTTTGGAGAGCGTCTAAAAACTATATTATGTCTGTGTGGTCCATGGAAGGTATTAAATATCAAACACCTGTAATCAAAATGACGGGTATTGAGGCTGTTAAATCATCAACACCAGAGATATGTAGAAATTACATCAAGGATTCAATTTCCTATATCGTTAAAAAAGATGAAGCTGGTTTAATTAAACATATTGAAAAATGTGTTGAAGAATTTTACTCAATGCCATTTGATAAAATTGGTAAACCATCAGGTGTTACTGATATTGATAAATGGATTGATTCAAACACTATATTCAAAAAGGGTGTACCATATCACGTGCGCGGGGCAATAACATATAACAATTTAGTAGATGAAAAAAATCTAAATGATGTGTGTACAAAGATACAAAATGGTGATAAGATGCGTATCTGTTATATGCTTTTACCTAACCCGACTGGTCAGAATATATTTGCTGTGCCAGATGAATTACCAGAGGAGTTTAGATTAGAGGGTTATATTGATTATGTAAAACAGATAGATAAAACATTCTTAAAACCAGTTAATTCATTGGCTAGTCTAGCTGATATTGATTTGGATGGTAAAAAGAAATTAGATGAATTTTATTAGGAGATAATAATGGCGCAACATGATGTACGTATGACACCAGATTTTGGTTTCACGTTTGAAAATGAAAAGGATAACGATACAACGCAAGCACAAGAATTGTATGATATACAGGTTTCATTCCTTAATAGACTTAAGGGTGATATCGATAAAGATACAATTGCTTGGCCGGGTCAACAAAGACACCAACAAATTGAGAATTTTATTGAAAAATTAAACGCAATCATGAAGGGAAATAAATGAGTTTTAGAGACGAATTACTTAAAGCAACAAAAATCAAGGAATCTGGTTTACTATCTGAATCTTTAGTTTACAACAAGAGAGAATTTGCACCAACACAAATTCCAATGATGAATGTTGCATTATCTGCAGACCCATTTGGTGGAGTTTCTTCAGGGTTGACTGCATGGTGTGGACCATCTAAACACTTCAAATCTTTGTTTTGTTTGGTATCAGCTAAAGCATATTTGGATAAACATGATGATGCTACGCTACTATTCTATGATTCAGAATTTGGTACACCACCATCATATTTTATGGCTGCTGGTATTGATCCTACAAGAGTTATTCATGCGCCAATTACTAATTATGAAGAATTGACATTTGATATAAACAGAAAATTGGAGCTTATTAAAACTGAAAATCATGTTATCATTGTAGTTGATTCCCTTGGTAATTTGGCTTCGAAAAAAGAGGCAACAGATGCTTTAAGTGAAAATTCTGCAGCTGATATGACAAGAGCAAAGGTAAATAAATCATTATTCAGAGTCATAACACCGAAGCTAAAGTTGAAAGATATACCGATGCATGTAGTACAACATGTATATGATACAATGTGTCTTGCCGGGGATACCAAAATTAAAACTAGTAATGGGAGTAAAAACATTAGTGATATCAACATTGGTGATATGGTTTGGAGCCTCAGTGGTTTACAGGAAGTTATAAATAAATTTACACCAAAAGATTTGAGTGGTGAAGGTAAGAAGTATCTTAAATTGAAATTTGATGATGGTAGCGAGATAAAATGTACGCATGACCATAAATTTTATATGAAAAATGATACTTGGGAGGAAGCAATAAACATAAAAATTGGTGATGAATTTAAATAATTATGTTACAAGAGTCCTTTTATATAAATATCTTTAAGTGTGTTGAATAAAAGGACTCTCTAATGTTTAAACTAATGATTAAAATACATAATAAAACAAAATTAAAATATCTATGCCAAACAAAACGAAAAAATTATATGGAATATACGGGGTCTGGTGTTTATTGGTTAAAACATCTTAAAAAACATGGTTTTGATTTTACCACTATATTATTATATCAAAACGACGATTTAGAAATTTTTACTGAACGTTGTTTATATTATTCCCATTTATTTGAAGTGGATATATCAGGTGAATATGCTAATTTAATACATGAACTCGGTCCAGATCAAAAACAACAATTTATATATTGGTGGAAATATGCATCACATGAAATGAAGAAAGAAGTTTACAAAAAAAGAGGAAAATCACTTAAATTGTATTGGGCCAATTTAAGTGATCTGAAATACACTCATATATGTGAGAATATGAGTGTTAAACAAACTGAATTTTGGTGTGATATACCTTTTGACGAACGTAAAATTAGAATGGAAAAATGTTTAATTGGTTTAAACAAATTTCACGAAGATAAAGATGGCGATAGTTATATTGAATGGAAAGAATCTTTATCTAAATCCTCATTAAATAGATATAATGAGATGACTATAAAGGATAAAAAAAAACTCGGAGTTGAAATATCAAAAACAAGACTGTCTATGTCTATGGAATCCAAATTAAACAGAAAAAGAAAAATTCAAAAAGTATACGATACGGGTAAACATGACGAATTATTTTTGAGATATAGTAAAGAGAGAAAGGGTGTTAATAATCCAAATGCGACAATAATAGTTTGGGAAAATATAGAATACACTAGATCACAATTTGTAAAATATATAAGAAACATAACATTATCTAGAAAAGAGTGTTTTTATATATTGGATAATAATCCAACAGATACTTGTTTTTATAAGAGAAAATTCAAAAGAAAACATATTATGTTAGTATGTCCACATTGTGATAAAAAATCTAGTAAAAATCAAAGTGCTATGTTAAGATGGCATTTTGATAATTGTAAACATAAGAAGGATATTAAATGAGAAAACTAGTTTCAGTAGAAGAAGTAGATAAATTTGATTTATATGATATAACAGTTGCTAATGATCACTGTTTTGAGTTGGATAACAATATACTTGCACATAATTCCATGTATAGTAAAACGGTTGTGTCTGGTGGTCAAGGTACAATGTTATCAGCTGATAATGTATTCATCATTGGTAGACAACAAGAAAAAGATACGGTTGATACTAAGAAATTAAGTGGATATAATTTTATTATCAATATCGAAAAATCACGATATGTCAAGGAAAAGATGAAGATTCCAATTAGTGTTTCTTTCAATGGTGGAATTAAAAGATGGAGTGGTATTCTAGATTTAGCAGTTGAGGGTGGGTATATAGAAAAAGTCACATCACAATCATATAGTAAAATCAATACTACAACGGGTGAAATTGAACCAGAAAAATTTAAGAGGAAAGATATTGAATATAACTCTACTCTATGGAAAAGTATTTTCGCTGAAACTGATTTCGCAGAATTTATTAAAACAAAATTTGCAGTAGCGCATGGTGCTTTGATTAATGACGATGATGAAGATGATATAGATGATATCATTGATGATGAAGAAGATGAAATTGAATAAGGAGTTACCATTTGATCGAAAATATAATCCTTTCTCATCTCATAAACAATGAGGAATTTTCAAGAAAAGTAATACCACATATCAAGGCAGAATATTTCGAAGAAAACAATGAGCAGATTATATGTAAATTAATATTAAACCATTTTAGGAAGTATAATAAAAGACCTAATGAAAAGGTTTTGTTAAGCGAACTTGAAGGTAAAGCTTTACCTGATAAACTTTTCGAAAAAACATATAACTCCATAAAGTCTATGACATATGAAGAGCAAGACATTGAATGGCTTTTCAATAAAACTGAAGAATATTGCAAGGAGCAGGCATTAAGAAATGCCCTTCTTCTTGCGGTTGAAAAATCTGAAACTGATGAAAAAGGTCAAATCCCTTCTATTTTAGAAGAAGCTTTGGGTATAAACTTTGATACAAATTTGGGACATGATTACTTTGATAATGCAAGTGAAAGGTTTGATTTTTATCAGAAAAAGGAAGATAGACTACCATTCGACCTTGAAATTTTGAATATAATTACTCAAGGTGGTTCATACAAAAAGACATTCAATATGTTAATGGGTGGATGTGTTCATCCTACCACGAAGATTAAGGTAAGATATCGTAAAAAAACGTAAACTGTACCAGCCACAAATAAACAGAAAGTTTATGGCTGGAGAACACATGTTAGAAAAGACACTAAATAAATACTATAGAAAATTCAACTTCGATAATAAGGAATATTTAGAATTTTTAAGGTCCAAGTTACCTGATGATATTAAGAGTTATTCAAGTGTTAGGAATATTCTTAAAAAGTACATCATAATTAAAAACCCTGTTACTATTGACTATTGGATACAAAGAGGTTATACTATAGAAGAAGCTATAGATATGAAATCACAACAACAAAAAATAAGGTCTAAAGTATCTGTAGAACATTGGTTAAATAAAGGTTACTCTTTGGAAGAATCGAAAAAGGAAGTATCTAAAATCCAAAGTAAAATTTCAACAAAAACACACAATGAAAGAAAGGATACACCATACGCTAAAGAAAACTCTATTTGGTGTAAAGAATACTACATCAAACGAGGTTTTTCTAATCAAGATGCAATAGAAGAGATATCTGCTGTTCAACGTGTATTGGGTAGAAGGTCTAAGGGTAAAAACCCAATACATAAAAGAAATACACGTATAGAGTATTATTTATTAAAGACTGATAATAAAGACGAAGCGCGTGAAATGTTATCTAAAAGACAGTCTACTAAGGGACCATGGAAAAATTATAATGAGTATTTAGATTATTCTAGAAAAGTACGTAAGATAAGTGATAGATGGGTGAAGTTGGGTAAAGTACCTAATTCAGATATTAGATCAAATGAATGGCATTTAGATCATATTTTCTCTATTGCTCATGGATATTTAAAGAAAATTGATGTTGATGTAGTTGGGCATTGGACTAATTTACAAATTATTAGTGCTTTAGAAAACAAAACTAAAGGTTGGCATTGTCACAAATCAGAGGGTGAATTACTAAATGAATATAAACAATCAATGGATTGAAAAGGAAATAGAAATTGGGTCTGTAAAACAGCTTTTAGATAATGGTTATGAAATAGAAGTTGATTCACCTGATGGTTTTATACCTGTTAATTTTTTTATTGATAAGGGTATATATAAGGAATATGTTTTAACAACATCTGATGGAAGTGATGTAATATCTTGTAACGATGATCATTTATTTGAAACTGCAGTGGGTTGGGTGTCAGCAAAAGTTTTGGTTGATAGAGGTTATTTTAATGTTCTCACCAGAGATGGCTTTAAAGAAGCTTCGGTGGAATATACAGGTGTTGATATTCCAATTGTTGATATTAATGTAGAACATGAAAACCATAGGTATTATACTGAAAATATATCATCACATAATACAGGTGGAGGCAAATCCCTAACTATGTGTCACATGGCTGCAGCAAATATTGCAATTGGTAAAAATGTATTATATATCACAATGGAAATGTCTGAAGAATGGATTGGCAAACGTATTGACGCAAATCTATTTGATATTAATATTGGTGATATTGATAAAATGGACAAAGATAAATTTATCAATACTATAAACAAACTGAAAACCAAAACACATGGTACGTTAAAAATTAAGGAATACCCAACTAGTAGTGCTAATGTAGGTCACTTCAGGCATTTATTACATGAATATAAGATGAAATTTAATTTCATTCCAGATATAATCTATATTGACTATCTGAATATTTGTTCATCTTTTAGACGTAATGCAAACTCTGGAATGTATGAGTATTATAAATCTATTGCAGAGGAAATTAGGGCATTAGCAATTGAAGGTGATTACTGTATTTGGTCTGCAACACAAGTTAATAGAGATGGGCTGAAATCATCTGATTTTGATATGACTAGTACATCTGAATCGATGGGTGTTGTACATGCTCTGGATTTTTTCTTGGCTATTATGTCTACTGATGAATTGGATGCAATGGGTTTGATAAAATTTAAACAATTGAAAAATAGGTATGGTCCATTGGATTATTATAATTCATTTACAGTTGGTATCAACAAATCCAATATGAGATTATTTGACGCAAAACAGGATGGTAGTGTTACCCGATCTGATAATGAAACATCACCAGTTGATAATGATCTCAAAAACAAATTTGAAGCAGCCTTTTCATCATAAATACTAAAAAAGGAGTTTCTCATATTGTTTGGAATACCAACAAAACTTATAATTTATTTCACTATTGCAGCAATCACTTTTACGAGTATTGTTGCAACTTTTATGACGATTAAACATTACATAGCTGAAAACGCTAAAAAAGATATCATAATTGAAACGCAACAAAATTCTATCGAAACTCTGAAGGCCAATCTTGAATTACTAAAAGAGTTAGATGAACTGAAAGAAAATATTATTAAAATTAGAGATGAAGAAATACAAGCGTTAGAAGATGATTTGGAACATGCTGCAGAAAACCTTGGTGAAGGTGTTGATGATGCAGCACCTGAACCACTCAAAAATTTATTTAGGAACCTACAATGATGCATAAATTATTTATAATTTTTCCATTAATTTTTATATCTGCTTGCAGTACAACAACTGGTATAAAAATTGAGACAAATACTATTGTTATCAAACCTTCAAACTCATTATACAATTGTCCACAATTGGGTAGATTACCAGACCCTGAAACACTTACAAATAAACAGGTTGCGGATACGATTGTTAAATTAATGAGAAATAACAAAACATGTAATATTAATATGAAAGCAATTCAAAAATATATAAGTGATGCAGAAGCTGCAATAAATAAAGAAAAATAATCTTTACAAATACCATTTATAATGGTAGTGTATGCGTATAGGAGAAATATTATGAAATATAGATTTATTGGTGATATTCATGGTGATTTTCATGCTTATATAAAGCTTTTGGATGGTTGTGAAAATTCTGTTCAGGTTGGTGATTTTGGGATTGGGTTTGGAATACCGAATCCTGTTGATATGTATGATGTTACTAAACATGGCTTCATTCGTGGGAATCATGATAACCCATCGGCATGTAAAAATGAACCAAATTATATTGAAGATGGTACTATTGAAAATGGTATCATGTTTGTAGGTGGTGCTGCATCAATTGATAGAGCTTATAGAACTGAAGGTTTGAATTGGTGGGCTGATGAAGAATTATCATATGAAGATTTATACACAATGCATGACATATATGATGTATCTAAACCACGTGTAATGATAACTCATGACTGTCCAGAATACATTTCAAATGAATTGTGTATTAAAACTGGATTGACAAAATATAATGAGACGTCTAGAACCAGAACAGCATTTGAATCTATGCATAAATCAGACCATCAACTAGATATTTGGATTTTTGGTCATTGGCATGAACCATTTGATGAGGTTATTAATGGTACTCGGTTCATTTGTTTGGATATTAACCAGTATATTGATTTGGATATAGGAGATTAAATTATGAAATTTTTAATGAGACTCACAGGTGGAAGACCGATGAAAATGCAATATCATGCATTTGTTGATAAGGTGCGTAATAAGGATATTTACGTATTTAAGGATGTATTTGGGAGATATTTTCTAGCTGAAAATAGTATGTCTAGTTTCAGAGTTAATATTACAAAAGAACACATAGAGAAGGACGCTTGGAGTGTATAATTTAGACCCAATGTTGATGGCTCATGTTATGCAACTGATGCATAAAGCAGATAAATATGGTTCAGATAGTTTAGAGGTTAAATTTAATACATTTGATGTCTTGGAGTATTTGGATGAAAAAATGGATGAAAATAGAATAGAAAAAGATTTAAAATAAGTGTTTACAATACGTGAAATATCGTTTATATTATAAAAGTAAGTCAAACACAAAAAAGGATTATATTATGTCACTTGCAGAAATCACAAAAATTGAAACATTCGCATACACTGGTGAATCCCCATGGGGTAGCCTTGGAACAAAGGTTGAAGGTAATCTTTCATCAACTGAAATGCTAAATGCAGCTGGTTTGAATTGGACTGTCTCCAAGGAACCAATGTATATTGGTGATAATCAAGTCGTTAAAGATCGTCATGCTCTTGTGCGTGATTCAGATCGTGAAATTCTTGATGTTGTTGGTAAGGGTTGGATGCCAACTCAAAACGTAGAAGCATTTGATTTTTTCCATGAATTTGTAGATGCTGGAAAAATGACAATGGATACAGCTGGTTCTTTGGATAATGGTCGTATCGTATGGGCATTGGCAAAAGTTGGTGAAGGGTTTAATATCTTTGGTGGTGATCAGGTTGACCCCTATCTCCTTTTTGTAAATCCACATAAGTATGGTAAATCAATTGATGTTCGTTTTACACCAATTCGAGTATCTTGCCAGAATAGTCTTTCATATGCACTTTCAAAGGAAGCACAACAACAAATTTCAGTTGGTCATAGGTCTAACTTTAGTAGTAATAAGGTTAAAGAAATTCTTGGATTGACCAATCTGGGTATGGATCATTACAAAGAAAATGCAATCTTTTTGGGTAGCAAGCGTTTCAATGATGAAACACTTTCAAACTATCTCCATGAATTATTCAACGTTGATAAGGAAGAAAAGCTTTCACGTCCAGCACGTCAAATCATGTCAGTGATGGATACCCAACCGGGTGTTGAATTTGCTGAAGGTTCTTGGTGGCAGGCTGTGAATGCAGTAACATTCTATGCCGATCATATGGCAGGACGTTCTGATAATGGTCGTATGAAGTCAGCTTGGTTTGGACCAAATCGCACAATGAAGAATAATGCAATGCAGCTTGCAACCGAATATGCAGAAGCTGCATAATCATTAATGGTAGGAAATAGATTGATTTCTATTTCCTACCTATGAGAGGAGTAATGAAAATGAAAATTAATAAGAAATTAGTTAAATGGACTAATATTTTAGCTGTGATATTTTCTTTTGGTGTTTTGATGATATTTGTTGCAGTTGCTTTTGCGGGTGATTCCAAAAGAGTTATTGAATATGATAAATCTGATGATGTTAAAATTGCATCACATTATACGTTTGATCAACAAATGTGTACTAGGTTTTTTATTGAAAAAGCCATTGAAAATGAATTTATGGGTCAAACATGGTACTTTGAATTGAATAAGGATGATGTATATATTCGTAATGCTGGTGATACTGAATCAAATCGTTGTGGGATTATTATGATTGAACAGCTTTGGATGGGTGTAACACACAGACTCACATACAAAACATTTTATGAAGTTGCAGATTAAATAATCCTTTACATTGACTTTATAATAGGTTATTATAAATTATAAAGTCAATGAAGGAGATTATTATGAGTATCATTCAAGAGCGTACTGATCGTGTTCTAAATCTTATTCAATCAGTAAAAGAACATTGTATGTGTTTAAATTTCGTTGATGATGGTGGGTACTTTATGGTTGTTTATCCAGATGGTGATTTTCAGGTTCATGGTACACGTATAGATTATAGGGATTTGGGTAAAGCCAAAGCACTTTCGATGCTGCTTGAAAAAATAGAAATGCATTGGAAAGAAAGCTTTTTTTAAGATTTGGGAGAATAGATTATATCTAATACGATGATGA